ACAGCCGTTTTACTGCCGTACTGTATTGATTGTTTTTGACCAGAATAAGCAGAAACAAATTTGACAATAAAAAACTTTTTCACAGCTTTCTCCTTTAAATAATCTGATTCACGATGTTCTGCTTTTTCAAAACCTTGGCCAGCACATTGTGGTCGAGGCTGGCCCTGATGGTCAGTAGGTAGATCACCGGCTTGACGCCTGACTTGTTGATGTTCTCCACCCTGCTGGATGCCTGCTCGAGCGCAGAGGTTGACCAGGTGCATTCGACAAAGACAATCGTGTCGGCTGCACTCAGGTCAACCCCCTCAGACATGGCCGCAATGTTGCCCACAATCACCTTGGTCTGGCCGGACTGAAATGCCGCAATGTTCTCTGTGCGCTTGGTGGCCGGAGTGTCGCCCACCACCACCACCGGCTTGTGGTCTTTGAGTTCCTCGACCAGCCCATGCACCACATCCTTGTGGTGCGCAAATACGACAACAGGCTCACCGGATTGCAGCAGGTCGCTGATAAATTCGGACGCCGCCTTGATCTTGCGTATCCCTGCCTCACGCATGATCTCGGCCAGCCCCTCAAAGGCCATCAGGGCGTTTGGATTGGCCACCAAGGCATCGGCATCAAAGGATTGCTCACGCTTGTCTATGGGCAGGTCAAAGGTCACCAGCGACACCTGTGGCTGCTTGTAGTCCATGAAGATGTCCTCTTTCTTCCTGCGCAGGACAAAGGGCCGCATCAGGGCTTTGAGTTCAGGAATGTTGGATGCACCGCTGACATCCATGCCCCAAGGCGCTGACCACATCTTGGCGTACCTTGCAGCAAAGTCAAACCAGCCGCCCCTGTAGATGCCCAGCCCGTGGAGGATGGGCCAGAGTTCGATGGGCCGGTTGGGGATGGGCGTGCCGGACAGGGCATAGACCCTGTCGATCTTTTTCATCATCAGCATCGCCGCCTTGGTGCGGATGGCCTTGTTGTTCTTGAGCCTGTGGCACTCGTCAAACACCACAGTTTTAATTCCTGTAAAAGCCGTGACACTGGAAAGAATGTCGTAGTTCACGATGGTCACGCCAGAGCAAATAATCTCTGCCGCCTGCTTCTTGCCGGTGATGACTTTGACGGGGATGGACGGGTCGAGCTTGGTGAATGCCGCCTCCCAGACAGTCTTGGCGATAGCTGGGCAGACGATGATGGCTGGCAGATGTTGCAGCGCCGCCGCTGCCGCCGGCAGGGTCTTGCCCACCCTCGGCTGGTCGGCAAGGATGGCTCGCCTCTTGTCCAGCAGGAATTGCTTGGCCTCTTCTTGGTGTGGGAACAGTTTCATCGTTTTCCTCGTTTTCAGCGGTTTATGGAATCTTGATTGTGGCTCAAAGAAAAAACACTTGCAACATTTATTTGTGCTAAAGTGCAATTGTCTGGCCGCTTTGGTCAGGCTGAAAACCTGAAAACGATCAACCAAAAGGAAACGATCAAATGTCTACAAGAGTTACAACCGGCGAGGTGCGCACCTCCTACTTCTCAGGCTTGCAGAGCCGCAAAAACGAAATGAACGGCAAGGATGAGTACAGCACTCAGATCCTCATTCCAAAATCTGACAAAGAAACCCTGGCCGCTTTGAAGGCAGCAGCCAAAGAAGCTCTGGTCGCCAAGTTCGGTGACAAAGTGCCGAAAAACATCCGCAACCCCTTGCGTGACGGCGACACTGAAACCAAGACAGACGGCAGTCCATTGGGCAAAGAGTACGCCGGCCACTTCTTTTGCAATGTCAAAAGCACCGCCAAGCCTGGTGCTATTGACGCCCACGGCAATGACCTGATTGGCGCTGACGATATTGTCAGTGGCGACTATGTGCGGGTGAGCCTGAATGCCTACGCTTACTCGCAGGCTGGCAACAATGGCGTGTCCTTTGGCCTGAACAACATCTTGTTGCTCAAGAAGGGCCAGCCTCTGGGCAGCTCTAAGCCAAGTGCCGCTGATGACTTCGGCATTGGCAAGTCGGCTGCACCAGCCGCCGCTGCCGCCGAGTCCTCAGACTGGTAAAAAATCGGGGGGAAAGCGGATGCTGTCTGCGCCGTACTAGTTCACCAGTTGGCAGTGCAGCGAGTACCCCCACCTTTAAACAGTCTGCTTTGGTTTGGCTGGCGCAGAATCCTCACTGGCTGATAAAAGCCGATCAAGCGCAGCAGCCAGTGCATGCACCGACTCCCACAGAGGTTTGACAGACCCTGACATCCAGCGGCTCACCTGCGGCTGCTGGATGCCAGCCTCACGGCATACGGCATTCATCCTGATCCCGTGTTCTCTGGCCTTATCCCTGATGTCTTGTACTGATTGCATTTAGTGGATTTTAATCTAACAATTAAAATTATTGACTACTTTGCAATATTCTTTATTTGCTGTAAACTTCGTGACACTACTAACTCAAGGGGAACAACATGAACAAATTAAGCAATCGTGCCGATGCAGCCTTGGACTATCTGCTGTGCTTGGTGATCGGCTGCGGCTTGGCTGCGGCACTGGTGGCATGGTGGTCGGCGTGAACGATTTAGCCCTTGAGCCAGCGCTTGAGGCGGCAATTGAATTCATGGACGATCTGCTCAGTCCAGAGTGCTACGGCCATGCGATACCGACAGACGCCCATACTCGGGCGCTTGTGGTGCGCATCATGCTCAAGCGCGAATACAACCGCCGGATGCAAAACCGGATGCAAGATGCGCGGTCTAAAGCCGGTCTATAGAGCCGCCATCATCCGGCTCCTCAGCATTGGCCCGTTGAGTGTGGCCGAGATCGCTTTGCGCTTGCCCTGCTCCATAAGCACCGCCTACGACAATGTTCGCGCACTGCGCAAGGCCAAGGTGGTGCGGGTGCATGGCTATGAGAAGTCCGGCAACATGACCACGGCCTTGCTGACGATGGGCAGTGAGCCAGATGCGCCAAGGCCGGTGTCGTTCACCGCCGCCGAGCGCAAGCGCAAGATGCGCCATAAGATGAGCGCTGACGATAAAGACTTTTTAAATGCACGCCGCCGTCAGAGGAATCGAAAGATCAAGATCGACCCGCTGACAGCGGCATTTTTTGGGGGGATGAGATGAAGATAACTTTAGATGTTCAGTTGATACCTAGCTTCGGCATCAACATTGATGTGCAGCCAGATCGTGCAATAAACAAACTAAATGGCGCAGAACAACAAGCCATTGCTGAAGAGGCCATCCGCGCCCTTGAGCATTACATAATTATGGTCACTCTTCCCCAAGAAGTCTCTTGAGTCGTTTGATCTCGGCCTCATCCATAAACATGGAGATGTTCTCACCGCCAGTTGACAGTCGCCCTCTGGTCAATTGGTTGGGGTCGGCATATGTGTTTCCAGCGGGGATGTCTCCAGGCTGTTGAAGGCGGCCAAACAAATCCTCAAATGAAGAGGTTTTGTAACTAGCCCCAGGCTTGTTCATTTGCTCCGGCAGAATCTTGTTGTACACGGGCTGCATGAATTGACTGACTGGTGCGCCTCTGGTGTTGCCAAAAAACACACCAGGCATGTCGTATCCATAAGCGCCATGAGATCCAGGTCGAACACCCAATTGTGGCAATGCCTCATAGATCGCATCACCCATCAAAAAACTTTGCTTGTTCATTACATTGGGATCAAACATGGCCCGTTGCAGATCTGGATAGTTGAAGCCCAAGCCCTTTTCTGCTGCGACATTGCTCATCTTGTCTACAAAGATTTTTCTCAAATCACCAGCACTTCCAGCCTTCAAGCCCTCACCAGTAAGCAATTGCTCTCTGGCCATTGGGTCATTAAGGCCGGCAAAGTCTTTGTACTTGCCTTTGACACCTTTAACTGTTGCTTGTCGCATCTGATTGGAAACCATCTCCAACAATTTAGGGCTTGGGTTTGTCGCATCGATAAGCGACAGCAGCCCTAAAGTCGGGCCGGTTGAAAAATTCTCACCACCAGGTGGCATAGTGTGCGGGGCCATGAAAACGCGACCAGTGCCACCACGGGCCAAGTTTTCTTCGATGGCTTGCAATGCTCGATTGTTCTGTGCAGTTGCAGCGGCTTGGTTGGATGCATAGCCAATCTTGTTGGCGATATTGCCTTCATCCATCATGTACATCAGACCGCCTGGGGTAACAAATGAATTGCTCCCAAGGGGGATGTCACTGACATTGGTCACTCGCGTATTTCTACTGAGAATATCCGTTGGATATGTCATTATGCTGCCGCCCAGCATTTCGTCATAGTTGACTGGCCGTCTTGGGACAATGCCTGGTAACTGCTCTGTCTGGTATCTTGTACCGACTAAGGGATTGGGATTCTTTGGCGTTGTTGGCAAATAGACATTTGACCGGCTGCCCTGCGCCATGCCCTGCAACAACTCAGCCGGCAAGCCGCCACGCTGCATGATCTGAGGCACAACCCTTTCGGCCATGCGTTCACCAGCACGGCCAACAGACATCGCACCACGCCCAGCAAGTCTTGCCGCTGGCCCAGCCATTGGCGCCACCGCCAGCGCCGCATCGAGTGCCTCTGGCCTCATGCGGGTTGTGCCGCCAAGGCCGCCAGCACCAGTGAACAATGACCGGCCAGACGGGTCATAAGACAGACGATCCAAAGTCTGGCTGATTTCTGGAGCCATCAAAAACTTTGAGATGCCTTGCATCTGCTGAGTGCGCCGTGGATCGTACCCCTGCGCAATAAAATCAGACAGCAGCCCCAATATTTGATTTCTCGGGGTCGCGCTTATCGTTGACTTCAACAACTCTTCGTCATCAAGCAGGGCCATGATGTTCCTTATGGTGCGGGATTATCAGAGATCATGCCGCCGATTTGACCAGCGCCAAAGCCCGAAACGCCAGCAGCCCTTGCCCGAGACAAGTTAAGTCTGCGAATGATTTCAGACAATTGCTGAAGTTGCTGCGGATCACGCGACAGCAATATCCGGCCAATTTCATTACGCACTGCTTCAGGCGTTTTTGCTTGCCGCGCCAAGTTGGTTGCAGCGGTAACAATCGCCATTGGGTTGCCCGATGAGGCGGCAGTGACCGCCTGCCCCAATGGTGCAATATCCAAGTCGGCCTCGCCGGCCAATCGCGCAGCAGTCTGTGAACCTTGTCCAGTCGCCTCAAACTTTTTAAGTTGGCCTTCTCGCAAAACAGCAGCAGAAAATTCTTTGTAGTCGTTACCAAATGCCGCCTTCAATCGCTCTTGCGTTGCTGGCTCTTTATAGAACTTGAGCAATGATGTGCGACCAGCTTCTGTGCCGGTCTGCTGGCGCAGGGCTTGCAGCACGCCGATTCGGTATGCGTCCATCTCGGATTGGCTAAACCCTCTGGTGGCTTGTTGCACATCCAAAATGTCGCCTTTCATAACCATGCGGCCAACATCTGCTGCATCCAGCATCTGTGATGGGCCGGCATAGGTCTTCATGGCCAAACCATAAGCGGACTTGCCGCCGATCTTGGGTGATTTTTCTGTCAAAAATTCAATCAAGTCTGTGCGAATCTTATCGGTTGCCAAAGCATCGTTAGTTTCACCAGCCCTCTTCAATCCTTGGGCGGCATCGTAGAGAGATTGCTTTAGAGTATCCAGCACATTCATGGGTACGGGTTGGCCGTACTTTAGCTGGGACAAATCAAGGTCTAGGCCAGTTTGCTTTGTGTACAGACCTTCAGCCTTTTTCTGCAAACTTTGTGATTTCTTCAGTAGCGTGATTAGATTGTTGTCTACCTGCACATTGGAGTTATCAACTACAGCGTAGTACGGGCGAGACTCTAAAAACCGCTGGGCTTTAAAGTTGTCAATGCTTTGAGTGAATTGCGAGCCTTGAGTGCCGAGCGTCTCATCAGATGCAGCCATCAGTCGAGGGCCGGCGCCGACTTGTCGTTCACGAATGGCACGGGCCACAGCGTTGGGCGTAGTGCCTGGCAGTGTGGCCTGCACATCTAGCAGGTTGAATGTTGACTTCCCGCCCACATCGGCAATGCGTGC